CTAGACCCTGCGGGACTTCCTGGTACTGGTACTATAGATTATGTGACAGGTGTTATGAGTGTAACATTCAATACTGTTATTGCTAATCCTGACCCTATAGTCGTGTCATATAGAGCTAATCATACTCCGACATACGATATATGGAATTCCTCTAATCTTACATGGTCTAGAGCTTATAAAGACGTACTATGGCTTACTGATAATATCAGTAACATAAACATCTATAACGGTGATTATGCAATAGATATAACCCCTAGATTGCGTTATAACGCTGCTGGACATATGATAACGTCGGCACGTTCCATGCAATTGTTTCGTGAACGTCCTGTATTATTTAATACTGTAGAGAACGGCATACGTTATGCTGGTAGGGCAAGATGGAGTGCTGCACAGAACCCATTTACTGTAGACGCTTGGCGTTCTGATGTAGATGGTCAGGGTGATTATAGCGATGTTACTACTAATGATGAGATAGTAACGACGATACAGCTAAAAGACCGTACTATAGTATTCCTTGAGAATGACATAGCTTTCTTCTTGTATACTGGAAATCCTGACATGCCGTACCGCTGGCAGATGCTTAACAGTAGATTTAAGACTGCTTCTACCTTTGGTTTCTTTGACTTTGACCAGTATGTCGTATCTCTTAATAGAGACGAGATGGTTGCATGCGATGGTGTAACAGCAAAGAAAGCAAATACCACGTTGCCGCAATTTACTCTTGATATCGACTACGATAACATATCAAAATGCTTTGGTCATGTGATATCACATAAACATCAGGCGTGGCTTGCTTATCCTTCTAATGCACGTTCTAATCTTGGATATTGTGACAAGATATTGGTCTTCAACTATGATGACGATATAATATCTTCCTACGACTTCTCCGATGCTGATGGAAACCCATTGCCGATAAACTGTCTATGTGACTTTAACAGAACCTATGATACTACTTTTAGAGACATAAATACGGCAAAGGACTTCCCGGAAGTAAAGAAGATACTCATCGAAGAGGGTCGCAATGCTTATTATTCTGATTATGCTGGTATGACTTATGGAGAGCTAGAACACCAGAGTGGCGACCAGATAACATTATCAGGTGGAGATGATGGTCGTATTTACATACTAGACGACGAAAACTCTCCAAGTGACAATGGCATAGAATATAACTTCGATATAGTAACGAAACGATATAATCCATACTCAGAAGCAGGAAAGATGGTCTCTCTTGGTCATATCGACTTCTTAGTGTCATCAAATGCTGAGTGTGAAATAGAAGTTAATTTCTGCCTTGGTTTCACTGATAACATAACTGGTACTCTTACTACTACATTCATATGTGATGGTGTAAATAACAAGGTATGGAGGAGGGTATATTGCAATGCTATCGACGATGTTATCTCTTTCAATTTATCACACCCAGAACACAGCCTATACAAGGCATATAACTTTGAATTGCACTCCTTTAAACTAGGATTTAAGGAAGGGGGCAATATAATTTGACATTACCATTAAATATACTATTTCCGACTAATACAGAAGACCTTAATAATGTTCTTACGCAGATGTATGAAGACATTGCAGAAAGCATAAATGGCTCTCAAAGTTCATGGACGCCAACTGTAAGCGGAAGCACTACTACTGGTACTGGCACATATTCAAGCCAGGAAGGAGTATATTATCGTAATGGTATACTTGTAGACTGTTGGTTTAACATTACAATGACGGCACATACTGGTGCTGGTAATATTCGTATAAAGCTACCACTAAAGATACGTAGTGGGGCTGATATTTGGGTCGGTGAATGTCTAGATTCTAATGTAACGTACCCATCAGGTACAAAATTGGTTCTTGATGGCATTAATGATACCCTATATTGTGAAATTGTGGCTTGTGGTGATGGTATTTCTAGTGGTATCGTCCAATTATCAGGTACTGAGACAATAAAAGGGCATATCCGCTACATAGGAGTAATAGACAAATGAAGCTTGAACGGTGTGTAAATGCTTCTTTTGTCCCTAGGAGACTGCTAGAACAGCTACCGGACGAGCAGTTTTCTCCTGATAACTTCTATTCATTCATGGATATAGCACTACAAAGCCCTAACCAACTGCTTTTCATATTATTATCTGATACTAACGAGATAATAGGGTTCTTATGGTGCGAGATAAACATGCTAGAAAAGATTTTATTTGTTAATATACTAAGTGTAAACAAAGAATTATGGCATGTTGGCAACACTGTAAAATTTACTGTTGACTTTCTAAAGGAATTATTCGATAAGTTAGAGCTACACAAGGTTTTATGGATATCAGACCGTCCAGCGTTATTCGAAAAGATGGGTTTTTTAAGATCAAAAAATATTCTGCTAGAATATAGCGGAGAGGAGAAATAATGGGAAGCACTCGTGGTGACATACAACAACAATCAGTTTTAACCCCAGAGCAACAAACTACATTAAGCAAACTGCTACAGGACTTCGATCCTGCTCAGGTGACTAACATGTTCCAAGATAGTGTGGCAGCTCCTGCACGCCAACAATTCCAACAACAGACATTACCAGGAATACAAGAGCGTTTCATTTCAGAGGGTGCTCCTAATAGCGGAGCGGCACAACGTACTGCCTATGGTGCAGGTGCTAACATGGAATCAGGTCTTAGTGGACAGCTAGCACAACTGCTATATCAAGCCCAACAAGGTACAGAGAACAGGCAAGCGAGCTTATCAACGACACCTACAATGGCAACATACCAGAATAATAACACCTCTCCACTAGCTTCACTATTAAGCCCGATAGCGACAGGTGCAGGATATGCTGCCACTGGAATGTTCTCTGGTAAAAACAACAAGACATCTACATCTGTACCTACTACTACAGGTTCTATGATAGACCCTCGCATTACTAATATGAACTTTGGCCAATTCTAATAGGAGAATACCATGCTCCATGGAAAAGAGATACTAACAGCATTTAATGACCGTTATACACGAGACTACGAGAAGTTGAATCAACTACAAGAACAGTCTCGTATTGACATGGAGTTCTACCTAGGGAAGCAATACACCCTTGAAGAGCAACAATATCTACTAGAGAATAACCGTTCTATGATAACAAACAACATGATACGTCGTGCTGTTAATGTCGTTCATGGAGAACAATGTCTTAATAGATTGTCTTCGATAGTCACTAATGTTAATGATATCCCAGAAGAGGTTGAAGCTTCCGACCAACACAGTTCATGCGTGCAGTTTAACATGCAGAAGAGACAGGGATATAATCATATATCGGAGTGTTATCTTGGAAATCTTGTGACAGCAATAAACTTTAGTGAGATATACACAGACTACTCTACAGACTTTGAAGATGGAGATATAACCTTTCTACGTATTCCTTACAATGCTGTAATATGGGATCCATACTTTCAGAACTTTGATCTTAGCGATTGCAATGACATATTACGTCGTAAATATATCTCTAAAGAGACTGCTATCTCGTTATTACCAGAACGAACCAAAGACATAAATAAGCTAAAGTTATCCTCAGAGCCTGATGATAAATTCCCCTACATACCGTATTCAAAGAACTACAATGGTAGTGAAATGTTATCGTATGATGAGATGTGGCTAAGAGATACTCGTGTATGCCACTATATGGTCAATATGCAGACCAATGACATAATAGAGTTTCCTACGAAGACTACTAAGCGTGAAGCCCAGAAAGTCGTTGATGAAATAAATGGAATATTTAAGAAAGAGACTGTAAAGCTGATACAGAAGTATAAGCCTACCGTTAATCTTTATGTTCTTATCAATGGAGAACCGTTCACCGAAGGTGGAGACCCTAACGATATCGACGACTATCCATTTACACCATTTATATCATTTCATAACCCTGAATACGACGATTTCAGCTATAACATGCAGTCTTTTGTTAGAGCTGCAAGAGACCCACAATGTGAATTGAACAAGCGTGTATCAAAGATAATAGATATGATAGACAGCCGTATTTATAACGGTCACTATTTCAAGCCTGGTAAGGTCGTCGATGAAGATGATCTATTTACCGCTGGTAACCATGGTAATATAGCTTTAAAAGAGAATGCTGTAATAGGTCAAGACATAGCACCGATACAGATGCCTGATGTTCCACAGTCTATATTTGCTATGAAGGACACCTTCGACAGCTATATTATGAAGTCGTTGAACCTTAATGATTCAACTTTTGGCGAGCAACAGAGCGGTCAACAGTCTGGATATCTTACAATGCTACAACAAAGTTCTTCGATGGTGGGAATACAGCCATTGTTGAATAACCTTAATCGTAGCCAGCAACTTCTTACACAGAAGATTGTAAAATTCCAACAGAAATGGAGCGATAAGAAGATAGAACGTATTAGTGGTAATCCTGTTGCTACGATGTTTCGTGACAAAGACCTATCAAAATATGACATAATTTGTTCTCAATCGGCTATGACGACACATCAAAAAATGATGCAGTTCTCACAGATGGTAGAATTGAGACAACTTGGAGTAGAGGAAATAACAGGAGCAATGCTATTAAAACATGCTCCGATACAAGCGAAAGCAGAAATATTAAAAGAAGTCGAGGCAAACGAACAAGCAAAAGCAAAAGCGCAGCAAGAGCAACAAGATAAGATTAATATTCAAGAAGAGATGGCTTTGAAACTTGCAAATGCAAAAATAATAAGCGATTTGTCACTAGCAGAAGAGAGAAAACAGCGTGGCGTCGCAGATGCTTCACTAGCTGTTGAGAGAGTATCAGAAGCTCGTGAGAACGTTTCAAAGGCAGCTCTAAATAATGTAGAATTATTAGAAAAGATTAAAGGATTAGAACAAGCGCAGATTATCGAAGCATTAACATTTATCAAAAGTATAACAGATCCTGAAATCAAAGAAGACAGATCTTATATTGCCAAACAAGGTGAGACTATGAATAATAATGTTGCTTCGGCTATGTGAAAAGATTGTATCATAATAGCACAATAAAGAAAATAATTACTATCCAACAATAGGAGATGACATGCCATTCCGAATACAACAATTACAAGACACAAGCCCATTAGCGCAGATTCTTGGCGGTTTTGGTCAAGGTGTAGGCGCTGCTATACCTCAAGGTATTGATAACAGCATACTTAATAATATCCTATCTAGCCAAGACTTCCAGAAAGACCCACAGGCGTATATACAGTCGATATTAGGTGCCAACATATCTCCTACATCGAAGACTGCGGCATTATCAGGTGCTGACCAGATGCAGAGAACTCAGGATTCCCAACAGCAATACCAACAACAGGCTTTTGAGAATGCGAAGAAACAAGAGATAGCTCTAACTAACACTATAGACCAGTTATCGTCTGATTTTGGTATAGCTCCTGCTCAGACATCCAAGATTATTGGTGATAATAGCGATTACAATACCGGTAGAGCCGTCCTTGAGAAAGAGAAAAAGAAATATACAGATGCAGAGCAAGCTTTTACTAAGATGGTAAAAGGTAAGAACACTAATACCAATGCTGAAAGAATGCTTACTTCTTCTCTAGCTAAAAAGATGAAGACTGCTAACCCACAACGAGCAAGAGAGATTCTAGCCGAGAACGGTATAGAGGATTCTATAGAGCAAGCCAAGATACTTTCTACTGTAAGCCCTAGAGAAAAGGCTGCTATTGAAGGAGTTCCTTCGATGAAGGCTGCTAATTCAATATTTATTGATAATCCTGTGGAAGGCTCAGAGTTACAGAAGAGTAATATAAAAAAGGCTGCTCAAATAATAAAGAAAGTGATAAATAAAGACACTTCTCCTGCTCTTATAATAGAGGGACTTATAAAGAAAGGGTACTCTGATAATGATATTACAGACATCTTTAATACATTTTTCGATAATCTAACACCAGAACAACAGCAAGAAGCATCTACATTCAAAAGACCTTCTACACTTACAGGTAAAATATTCAAAGGGCTATCTAATATATTCGGTAAAAGCGAAGAGTAAACATGTACAAAGCAATAACAGAAGCTCGTAGAAGTGGATATTCCGATGACGATATACTAAGCTATATGGTATCGACTAACCACGATATAGAAAAGTCTACTACTCAGGCATTACGCTCTGGGTACAAGGCTAAAGATATTTTGGACTTCATTGCTACTACTACTAAAGAGAGCAAACTTCCTAAAGAGCTTCCTACTACTAAACCAATAGAGCAGAGCGCTAAAGGTGGTATAGTTGGTGGATTCAAGCGTGGTTTTGCTAGTGGAACTACTGGTCTTATAGGAGGCGCAGAAGAGCAACTTCCTCGTAATGAAGGAATACTAGAACATATTGGCGCATTGGCAGGAGAGACGGTCTCTGATCTTCCTGCTATGGGATTAGGCGGTTTAGCAGGAGGTGTCGCTGGTAGTGCTGTTCCTGTTGTTGGAACTGCTACAGGTTCAGCTATAGGAGCGTTCGCTACGCCTGCAATAATAAAGCAAGCCTTTGCTGAATATAGACAACATTCAAAGCAGGGTACTGATTTAACCTTCGGAGAGTTTCTTGAAAGGGCATCAAGTGTAGGTTGGGCTGGAACAAAGGCTGGTATATCTGGTGCTGTTGTTTCAAAGGCCGCTAAGTTGATACCTATAATGAAGAAAACTCCAGGATTAAACAAGCTATTAGCTACAAAGTTAGGGCCTACAATAGAACAACCTATCGCAGAAGTAGCAGCTTTAGCAGGCGCTCATACAGCTACCGAGGGTAAAGTTCCATCATTAGGAGAACTCGGTGACATGGTTGCTGTAATAGCTGGTTTCAGAGTAACTAATGCTATGCTAAATAAAACGCATAATATAATGGAGACTAAGGGTAGCTCTGTTCGTGAAGCTATGAAAGAAGCAGGGATAAAGTTCCGAGAAGGAGCTTTGACTAAAGAAGAGGCAAAGAGTAAATATAGAGAAGACGTCAAGAAGCAGCACCCAGATGTCGGAGGAGATGCTGAGGAATTTAAAAAGACTCGTGCCAAATATGAAGAGAGAAAGAAAGAACCAGACAGACCTATACGCCGTAAAACCATAGAGAAGGTAGACGCTGTAAAAGACCGTGTTAAAGGTACAAAAGATGCTTTAGATGACCGTATTGAGACATTCAAGAGGGAGCAGACATTCTTCGATACATTGAAAGAACCTATTGAAAAGTCTCGTAGCTCTAAAGTTGAATCTCAGTTCAAGTGGCGTAATGAGTTCAAGAAATCTCTACAAGAACATGGCAAGGACTTCACCAAAGGAGAGCTAGAAGAGGCTCTATACTACAGACAGAAGACTGGAAATCCTAAGAAGTCTGGCGACACATTTGAAAAGCTATCAGAACGTATGCCAGAATCACTAAAGAAGATGGACAAGGTTTTCGAGAAGCACCTTTCCAATCAGCTTAAAGTTTGGAATGAGAATATATCAACAAAAGACATAGCATTCAGAGAGAACTATCTTACTGGAATATATGAAGAACCTCCTGGTGGTTTCAAGAAAGCTATGGAGAAAGTCGAGCCTAAATTCAAGGATAAGAACCCATTCTCTAATCCTAAAGTCTTTAATGACTACGCAGAGGCTTATGAGAAAGCAGGCCTTGTTCCTAAGTATAAAAACGTTATTGATATCATGCGTTACTATGATGATGTTACGTCAAAAGTTAAGATGAATAATGAGATTGTCAAAACCATCGAAGACATAGGAAAGACAAGAGGCGAGAAGATGATTGTCACTCCTGATGATGGAGAGGCATATAAGAAAGCTAAAGATGACGGTTGGGTTGCATACTACGATCCTTTCTTGCGTAAGTTCAGGGAAGTTAAAGATGGTAAAACTACTTATGGTACACATGCTGAGCCTGCTTATGTTCACCCTGATTTAGACCCTGCTGTAAGAGGAATTTTCAATAAGGACGTCTTTAAGTCAGACCCAAAGATATTAAAGGCATACGATTCTGTAAACAGTCTGCTCAAGATGGCTCGTGTATCATTCTCTCTATTCCACTATGTACCTCTTAGTGAATCTGCTATTGGTGCTATGGGTTTAAAGTTCTTCAAAGGTCTTCCTGGTGCTAAGAAGTTCTTTCCTGAC